CTGTAATTTTTATGTCTTTATTAAATTCACAACTTTGACATTTTATATTTGTATTAAATTCAGTTGTTGGTATATTATCAAAAAAACGGTATATATCTTTAATTTGTTTTGATGTTAATGCTTCCAAAAAGTTAATAATATCATCAAGAGTATAGTCGGCAGAATCGTGTTTTATGTTTCCATCAGTGATATAGTCTATAGATTTGGCAAGTATATTGATATCAGAAACGATATTATTAGTTATGTCTATACTTTCTAATGTATTGAATGTTGGATATTTCAGTGATACGGAGATATCATCATTAATTTTGATTATATTATTCGTGTTATTATTTTCTATAGTTACCTTATCTAAGTCAACATTAAATTTTATTTGTTTTTGATCTTCATTATTTGGACAATCGTGTTCATAATTTAAAATAATTATATTACCTACGGATTTTGAACGTAATTGAATGAATATATATTCTATGTCAAATGTAGATAAGTTATTCACATTTATATTTGTTAGTATGCAGTTTTCAATTATTTGTTTTATGGTTTCAATATTATCTACAATTGAATCGGATTCTTTTGCCATTAATAGTAATTTTTCTTCTTTTACTAGAAATGGTCTATATTTTATTGATTTGTTAGTAGATGGTATTATTAATTTATATGTCGGTGTTACTATAGTAGGTAAAGTCATAATTATTTTTTATCCTTGTTGTTTAATTGATATTATTGATTATTGTTCCCTTTGTGCATTCATACGCACGATATTCCCCGTTTCGTCTTTAATCGGTGCAGTCTTAGAAATGATATTTCCGTCACGAAATATTTTAACATTATCATTTGAGGATGTTAAGTTAACTGGAATTTCTATCCACTTTCTATATGCAAATGTTATTGGTATTGTACTTGACTCTGCATTGGAATAGGAGTATGAAATTTCTCCTATTCCTATAGGATATGCATCTATGAATTTAACTATATGTATTTTTTCATTCTGATTGTTAAGTGTGGTGACTAGTATTTCAGTCACATAATCATCGAAATATCTTAATTTTGATGAATTGTAATTATATATATAGTCCATCCAATCTGAAATTATATTACGTTCAATCATGTTTTGTGATAATAGTATATTAACTTGAAGATCTTCATATGTCATTGCATATGGTATTTTTTTAAATGGACCGTAATGTTTCACTTCTTTTGTTGAGAGAGATTTTCCTGGTAATTCGAATGAGTCTATGCGTAATGACATATTCCTTAGATCTTCACGGTACTTGAATAGTGGTGATTGTATTGACTCGGATATTGATCCTTTTGGAGCAATAGTCATGGTATATTTGTTAGAAAATGCTATACCAGAACGATTGATATTTGATCTAAATTTACTTATAGAGAAGTCTGACATTATATTTACCTTTAATTTCTATTCCATATTTTTGATGGAGAGGATTTTTTAAATTTCTGTACTGGTAGAAATATTGCAATATCCCATTCGTTTGCGTCTATTTGCATAAAGTTACTTCTGACATGACTAACTAAGTATCGTTTTAAGCATGGTTTTATTATATTATATTTAGATATCTTTTGTAATACTGAATAAGATAAAGCCAACTTTGCGTTTTTTCCGAACCGTTTGTCATTAACTATTGTTGATAGTGATTCCATAATAACTATTCTGTCACGCGGTGAAACATAATGCAGGTTTATGCCTAAGAACCCACCCTTATTTATATCAACAACGAATATCAAAGGAAACTCATCATAGTATGGTAGAGTTTTCGCATGTTTAGGGTTATAGTAGTAACAATACATTTTCCCTACAGTTATTCTTGACGAAAACCTTTCCTTGTCCATCATTAACGATTTTCTGTTTATCCCAGATTGTCTTACTTTTTTTCTGAACCACTCTCGTGACTTAGTTGTGTTTGCCTTTATACCTGTTGAAGACATACGGTGTAGTAGTTGTTTAAAATTTTGCATTATAATATATGTTCTTCAGTTAAAATTTTGAATTCCCAGTTTTTCGTCGCACAGTATTTAAGGGCGTGTTTCCATTTTGAAGTATTTATTGTCCACGCTCTTATTTCGGACAAGTATGTAGTATTTTTTTTCCTACCTTTTTCTGGTCTTTTTGTCTGACTTGCAGGTTTTATTTCTATCATGATTATTTTTGTTGATTTTTTAGATTTTACTTTTATGATAAAATCTGGGTAATACCTGTGATATTTATTGTCTATGGGTGAGACATAAGGTACATATAATTCTTCTGATGCCCATTCAATTATTGATGAGTTGGTATCACAATATTTCATAAATCTTCTTTCCCATGATGAACGGTAAACTATATTGGTGATATCACCAATGTATTTTTGTTTGTTATGTGGTATATATCTACCTTTATGATATTTCATAACTATTATGACTTATAAATAATAATAATATTCATAATTATATTTATAAAACGGACACATAAGATGCCAGGAACTAATAACGATAACTACAACATTGTCAAACAGTTGACTCGAGACAAAAGGAATCCCACCCTTTTAAAGTATCCAGAAACAATAGGTATCCCGCATACACATGATGATGGTTTAGAACAGATTCGTGCTTGGTTGGAGTTTAAAGACTCGTCCGTGAGCCAGTATGAGAAATATAGTGGTAAAAAAGGACCCTTTACAAGCGACCTCGATATCGGGACTTACGGCACCATCGAAAACTCATTAGCAATAACTAAATCGGCAATAAAGAGTAACACGGCTATTCATTTATATATCCCACCTGTGATAAATGTAAATGGTGGGGTGAATTGGGGAGAGTCCGAGTTTTCAGGTAGTTTTGGTGCCGCGAGGTCTAATAAATATGCAGATTTTGGAGGTTCAGCTGACGCTATCGAAGGCGCTCTTCGGAAGATGGCAGGAAAGTTTGTCGATGGGGATGAATCTGGTATTGATTTTCAGAAAAAACATGGGGTGATACAAAATATGAATAAACAGTTATTATTTGAGGGTGTTGGTATGCGAACATTTGAGTTTGAGTTTGAGTTTGTACCTAAAAGTAAAAATGAGGCAGAAGTGGTTTATAAAATTGTTAAGTGGTTTCGTTCTAGAATGTATCCTAATTTTGATAATGTTTGGTATACAGTACCAGATTCAATATCTATAAGCTTTAGATCATCTACTGGTCGTGGGAAAAATAAAGATATGTCGAAATTGCCTAAGATTAAAGATTCGGTTATAACTTCGTGTAATATAACGTATGGTTCTGAAGGTGTATTTGGTATAATGGAAGGTGATACAGAATACCCTTATAGCACTACCATGACATTATCGTTACAAGAACTTGAAGTAATTACCTCAGAAGATGTATCTGTAAATGGGGGTTATTAATGTTTATTTATATGCCGGAACTTATACGTCCAGAGTTAAAATTAAATGTAACTGATATTTCTGGGAAGATGTTATACGGATATACTAATTATGATGGTATACCCAGACAAGTTAAAAATATCTTTACATCCGTTGATATTAATGCTATATGGTTGAATGCATTTGATACTTGGTATGATTACGAGATTAAAGATGAGGATACTCCTGAAAGTATATCAGCTGATTATTATGATGATCCTTCATTATATTGGGTTATATTAATGTTAAATAATATTAATAATATATATGATGAATGGCCTAAACCTAACTTAGTAATTGAACGTAGATTAAAATCAAAATTTGGTGATATTAGAAATGCACATACGAATATTCACCATTATACTCATATTATACTGAAATATGATATAACCGAAACCACATATAAGTTTATAGATGATAAAATTAAAAGGAATGAGTTTAAACTTGTGAGTGAATATGAATATATGATGTCTGAGAATGAAAAAAATAGAAAAATACGATTATTACGACCAATGCATATTACCAACTTTATCCTAACACTTAAAGAAATATATAATTTATATGGTTAATATATCATGATAACACCAAACATTAAATTTAATGCTTATAAGTTTTGGGCATTATCCTTGACTTCATATGATTCATCTACAACTTATGATTTAAAAGAATGGTTTAAGGAGGTGAGAATATATGAAAGTATGTTTACATCTTCTATGCATGTTGATGTTACTATACAAGATCCTGAGAATATGTTAGTTACATTACCAATAGTAGGACAGGAGACGGTGAATATATGGCTACAGACAGAACTTAATAGTGCTGAAATTTTAAAGTTGAGCATGAAGGTGTATTCCGTAACGGATATAAAGACAGTTAACGAGACTATAGAATATGTATTGCAGTTGGTTACTACTGACTTTACTATGAATTTTGAAGAAAAGATATCAAGACATGTATCTGGATCTGGAAGTTCTATCGCAAGTGATATATTTAACGAAAGTGATATTGATTCAAATAAATTTATATCAGTTGAGCAAAGTATGGACGAACAGGACTTAGTGATACCTAATATGTCTCCCTTTAGGTGTATAAATTGGTTGTCTTCTAGGTGTCATAATGATACTAGTACATCTTATGTATTTTTTGAGAACAATCGTGAATATATGTTTAAGTCTATTGAATCATTTTTCGATGAGAGTATTAAATATAAATATCGGGGTTCTGGTAAGAATATTAAGAGCTATGGAACGATAGAGGATCAAGTAGAAGAAAACATGTCATTAATATCATATAAAGTTATATCTAGATTTGATGTTATAAATAATATAACCAAAGGTATGTATGCATCTGGTGTTATGAGTTGTGATGTTGTACATAGAAAGGTTAAGAAAACAACACATTCGTGGTATGAAGATTCTGAGAAGTATCGTGTTAGAAAAAGAGAAATAAAGAGTCGGTTATACCCATTAATGAGTAAGAATCCAACCTTTTTGTTAAAATATTATCCTGATAATGTTATGTTAGTTCCACACAATCAGTTAAATAAATATAATATATCAGATAATATTTTAAAATATAATTATGGTAATCAGTTATTTGATAATTTAAAGATGAATATAGAAGTTTCCGGTAATACTTCACTAGCTGTTGGTGACTTATTAGAAATAGAAATCCCGATTAAACGTCCTGGAAATGAGGTTATTCGTGATGAAATTTATGCTGGTAAGTGGTTGATTATAAACATAACACATATAATAACTAGAGATTCATATATTATGAGTATTGATGTAGCTAAAGATAGAATAGGATTAAATTTATAATGAATTCTTATATGGGTATGGATAATTTCATATGGTTTCATGGTATTGTTGAAGATACAGATGATCCATTAATGGTTGGTAGGTGTCGTGTACGTGTTATTGGATTACATACTGACAATCGTTCTATGTTGCCAACTGACAAGTTACCATGGGCGAGTCCTATGATGCCAATAACATCGGCATCAATTGGTGGTATTGGTATATCTCCAACTGGTATTATGTTGGGTTCGTGGGTTGTTGGATTTTTCAGAGATGGTGAGAGTGCTCAAGACCCAATAATGATGGGTACTATTCCTGGAATACCGTCGGGAACAGATGAGGACGAATTGACTTATGGTGATCCAACAAAAGTATATCCATATAAAGAAGAAACGTTACAATACAATAGTGTTATTAATGAATCCGATGTTAATAGGTTAGCTAGAGGGGCGACTACTAAAAAGGTTTTTACAACTAAAACAGAGTTAGTAGAATATGTTAAAAATATAGTTGCTAATGACGATTTAATGTTTAATTCTCCATTGTTAACGATTTCTGGAGAAATGAAAATGATCTCGGATCTTGATTTTCCGGTGCAGATGCGGTCGGGAGGATCTGTGTCATCTTTGGTTATTGAAGAAAGGGTGCCCGTAACAGAGTCTGAAGATATTTTAGGAACGGCCGACACCTTGTTACAACAATCAATTCAAGGGGATGTTTCTGAAATTGATTTTCAGAAAGGATTAGGGAATCTAATTCCATCTTCAACTTTCTCCAATAATGAAAAGATTGATACTATAGTAACAAATAAAAAATTATCAGTTGTTAATAATCCTTTATTTTCAGAGCCACAAACTAAATACGCTCCTACCTATCCTGATAATAAAGTATTA